ACTTCCAGCAAGTCTCTCAAGACCCTGTGCTATGCCAGAATTTTGTGCTTCAGGACGGACGTAGAAGTCCCCTGCTGAAGCCGCAGGGCGAAGTGCTGTCACCTCGATGCCAGTATTTGTCGCCATTTTTGTTCCTTAATATTGTGTGTAATCAGTTTGTGCCGTGGGATTTGAGTCAAAATAACCACCCTCGTAGGCAGCATTTCCGATTTCTAATCCTGTCCCCAATAAGCTTGGGCCACGTTTGCTCCGACCATCAGCTTGGACTCGCAAGCCCTCTAGCTCATATTGCGTTTGCTGAAGTTTGTATTCATAGTTGGTATTGATGTTGTTCTTGTTTCGGGCTTCCACCGCTCTCTTGTCACGCATAATTCTTCCAACTATTGACCCACTCATGCCTTCAACAGAAGCTTCATAACTAGCCTGTGCTTCACGTGCTTTTATGGTGTCTTGGAAAAGTTTGTCAGATGCGGCCGTACTGTCTTGTAAGGTCGCTAAGTTTTTCTGCGTGATTTGCTGCATGTAATTATCACGTGCAGCTTTGTTTTGCGCATTAGCTTGTTGTTGCTTCTCGTCATGTTTCAATAACGAAGAGCCAACAGCCATAATAGTTGTTGCGTCACACATGTGATTTTACCTTTACAAATTCATAGAATGGTTCCTTGCCCACCCCAAAGTCGGGGATAAGTTGAATCATTGTGAAGCCCATCCATTGAAGCCATCGAATAGCTTTAGGGTTTTCTGCATGGACATAATTAAATAGTAAGTCGTAGTCTGAATGAACTACTTCTAACCACTGCCTACACTCTTTTTGAAGCTGCCTTGTGTGTTTGTAGATGCCCTTGCTGCCTAGCATCCAAGGCACTCCACAATTCGCCTGGGGGGAATTTACTACACCAAACATAAGGATAGGTTGACCCACTTCATCAACAGCTACATAAGCTGCATCTGAAGCTTTGAGGGACAGAGTTAAAGCTGTCACTGGCCCCTTCCCACAAGAGACTTTTAGTTCATACTTATCAGCATCTCTTAGACGTGGGCCTAACTTATTGCAATCATTAATGGTTGCTAATCGAACTAGAGCTACCATTAAATTCTTCCTGATTTAGTCGTGTAGTAACCTGTCCATTCTGCTGATTGGAAGGCACTCGGATAAGGGGTTGAGTTGCTTACTGTGATAGAAACGCGGTCATTCTTAGATAGGATTGGAAATTCAAATTCACCATCTGTAAGGGTCGCTGAACCTATGTTCATAATTCCAAGTGGTGGGCCATTAAAGCCGTAACTATGAGTGACACCTTGGGTGTTAGTCGTGACTGAAAAGCTACCTGTATTTTGATACAGAAGTTTAAATTGTCTTAACTGTAAACGCCCAGATGTGTCTGTTAGCTGGCTGCCATTTGCTCCTGCACTTCTCTTGTATTGCGTTGAGAAGGTATAGGCCATCGTATACGGATAACCCACAAAGCTCTCACCATCTAAGGTGATTGTGACTTGGTTAGTGGCTGGTGTTGAGCCTGACGCAAGACCATCTAGGTATACCATTTTTCCTGTGGCTGTTACTTCAGGAGACTCTTGTAACTGCATTTTTTCAAGAATAATTGAAGTGCCACGTTGGATAATAAAGAACGCTGTAGATTCAATGACAGACAGATTTAGCATTCGGTCAGCATGTGGAAATTCCCACTTAGACCAAGACATCTGCAATGCTGAACCATCTCGCCTAAGATACTTATAAACGTAGCAAGTAGGCACTGTATGAACACCATCTGTAAGCACAAATATCATGTCTTCGTTAGTGTTTGAGACTAGGGCTGTCGCTTTACCTTTTATATAACGAGGTACATTGAGGGTCGCATCAATAGCGATATTGCTCGAAGTATCTGCCTGTACGAAGAACTCTCGCACACCTGTGAAGCCTTCACGATTAGTGGCGAAGTACACATACTCACCAGCACCAACTGGCTCTGCTTGTAGACTAGATTCATATTCAGTTGTCTGATTTATGGACACAGTTGCTGGGGTCAATGAATCACCCGCACTCAGCATAAACTGAGTCTGGTCAGAGAACAGCAGGAGTGTCTCGTTAAATGGAATCGCATGGCGAAGTATTGATACTTTGGTGTGACTGACAGCCACATCAATTGGGTCAGTGTCTAAAACAGTGGTCACTGTTTCTGGATAGAAACTGAAGTAGCTACCTGACCGACTAAAGATGACATTCTCATCTGCAATCACACCTAATCGGTTGCGGTGGAAGAATATATCGTTAAGCTTTTTTCCGACAAAGGAAGGGTCACTTGCCGATATAGCATCACCTACAGAGCGACTAATCCAATCGTTAGGAGAAAACGTGAATGTGCCATTAGCATTTCTCACAAGCTTCCACGGCATGGTAGTTGCATTTAATGTGGAGTCTGCGCCCTCTGCTATGGACTCTTTCCAGACACCTTCGGCAGTATCACCAGCTTCATATTCAACGTAGTAATTATCAGCCTCAGAAGTTTCATCACCTATGACCTTCATCTTTGAGCCATTGAATGCACGTCTTGGTAAATTAGAGAATCTTTGTACTGAACCTTTAGATCCAATTAACGCAGCGTTACCAAAGGAGTCTTCAGTACGTAGTGTAAAGTCATTACCATCTGTTCTCTGGATTCGGATAGCAGAACCATTGCGTGTGATGGTGTATACGGAACCTAAGTTACTAATTAACTGGCTAGTCAATTGTGTGGCAATGCTGTTGGTCTTTAGGTCAGCCTTATCTGTAGCACTGGTGGTGTATGTAGCTCGCTGTACATTGTCTATGAAGACTTTATAGTCTTGGGCGTAGTTACCCTGCTTTACATGAACAATAGCTTCAGGATGGGCTGGTGTTGAGGTACTTGCTGTGACAGACGTGGTTATTGATTTATTTAAAATGAAAGTAAAATCAGCAATAGTAACTGACTTAAAATCTGTAAAAGGGTTACCCGTAGCTAGATAAGAATAGCCGGAAGGCGTACTCACAGTATATTCAGTGCCATCAAAACCAAACACTTTTAAAGATGTGTTGTCTGCGATAACAATATAACGCTCAGTTACGTCACGATTAATAGTGTGAATAAAGAAATTACCATTGGCTGCGGCATTGGACACTAAGTTAGCTAAATACTGCGTAGGTGGCCGCTTACGTAAACCACTGATAATAGAACTAAATGCATTCACCTGTTCTTCTGCTTGAGAATTTAAACGAACACTAGGGGCTTGCTGTGATACCCCGTTAGCGAGGTTTGGTATTGAGCTACTTACAAGTGCCATGTCTTACCTCGTTAAGATTCGTGCCACATCAGAGTGACCCGTCAGTATGTTGTAGTCAGCATTCTGGGATTCAATAAGACGTAATGAGGTCAATGCTTGATACTCATCTTCACGATTCATGGTATGTAATGAGTCAGAACCTAGTAGGCGGTCTTGGAGAATACGGGATGCCCGTAGTGTTATGTAGTTACGTGCTGCCTCTGGGATTTCCTCAAAGGCCAGTAATATAATTAGGTTACATTTCACTGTTTCAGTGAACGTGTACGTATGGTTTTTGCGGTCATACGCCCGTGAACCACGTTGAATTAAATTGTATGAAGATGACTCATTTGTAGAGTCAACGGACATTAAATTTGTGGGTAAAGGTAGATTTCCGTCTAGGTCAGGAACCAACGGATAGTCATACTCAGAATTGAAGAACCAGCCTTCGACTTGGACTCCACGATTAACATTTTGTAATACAGAAAGTGCAGCTAATGCATCGACTGAAGTCATGTTGACCAAGGTGTTCACAGGTGCTTCACCGATTGTATTGAGCATAGTATTGACTGCTTCAAGCTCAGTTGTAGGTGTCAGGGACATCGTAGCGAATCCTTAAAAAAAGAAAAAAAGGGGAACCGAAGTTCCCCTAGTGTGTTTCTAAATAAGAAACAGATTTATGCCTATGGCAATGCTAATTCAATAGCAGCTTCTGGACGCAAGATTCCATGCCCCATTGCATACTTAGCAACGAACAAAGTGCCTTGGCGACGAATGTCGTACTCAGACTCAAGGCCCAAGTCCATTAGCTTAACTGTAGCGACAGCAGACTTGTGGAATACCACAGCCTTAGTCTTAGTAAAGTCAGCGTGGTAAGTGTTGCTCTCACCTGTAACTGCTGATTGGTTACCAGAAGGTAAGTGGTTAGACTTAACAATGGTGATACCAGCGATACGCAATACTTTACCTTCAGCATACGCACCAGAACCGCCCCAATCCTTGTTTAGAACTGTGGTGTCTTGTGCAAGCTTGTAGTAGATGGCTGGAGATACAACGGCATAGCGTTCATCTTCTGGAATGTCATCACCATCCATAGACTCAGCAGACTCAAACAAAGCAGCTACGATGTTCGCAGAAGTTGTGAAGTTAGCTTTAGTAATTACAGTACCAGCGTTAGTACCAGTAATAGTTGCAGCACCACGGGCAGCTTGTACAACTACGCGCAAGATGTTCTTGTCGTATGTGTTAGCCAATACGTTACCTAACTCTTTGGTGTAGGTTGAACGCACGTCATAGTGGTTCTTAGCTTCATCAATGTTTGCAATGAAAGCAGGTGCTACTAGCAAATCGTCAACAGAGATAACCTTCTCTGCTGCCTTGATAGAGCCACCTAAAATTTCAGTACCAACTGCGTGGTATGAAGCTGTGGCAGTTCCCATTACTGGGAATGAGGCAGACTTGCCATTGGTAATTGTGCGAACAGAATGTAATGGAGCCATGACATTCTTTTCTTCAAATTGTGTGATTACTTCACCAGCAAATAGCTTTAGAAATAGTGCATTAGTATCGCCAGCAGCATTAACTTGGCCGAGGCGTGAAACAGTTGCGTTACTCATTTTTAATAGTCCTTAGAGAGGAGTTGAAGTTTCAAGTTGTGTTCTCTTGAGGCTTCGGCCTTTCCGTGACTTCCACAGTGTTGTCTCCCGCAGGAGCAATGTAATTGTCAGTGGTTTAGCTGTGAGCTTGATAAGAGGGGGAGCTTAGATAACGCTGGAACGCGCTAACTTAGCTTCGACTGTCTTACGGAATGCAGGGTCAGTCTTGTATTTAGGGTTACGCATAGCTTCCGTAACCTGTGCCACGCTTTCAAATTTACTACCTGCATTTGCAGTAGTTTCACCAGAGATTAAAGAAGGGTTACTTCCGTTTGCTGCTTGGTATTGAGCGTGTAGGCCGCGAACAGCCAATTTAATTTGTGCAGGGTCAGAGGTTCCCATGACATTGTTGTATGCGCTGACTTCAGCCTGTTCAAGGTTGTTTGAAGCCCACGACATCATCGTGCCATAGTTCTCTTCCCCACCTACGCTACTGAACATATCAGTGCGTAAGCTTGTAGCTAATGCTTCTTGACCAGCGATGTATGAATCAACTACATCACGAGGAATGCCAGACTTGTTGATGGCCTCATAGGTTTCATCAGAAAGTTGTCCATTAGCCCCATACTCCGTTTGCATGGAGTCGAAGTCTAAGCCTGCTTTTTGAGCCACTTCCTTAGCATCTTCGTTGGTGGGAATTTCAGCAGGGGTGTCACCATCAACATTCGCTGTTGAGTCTTTACCACCTGACATTTTCTTTTCAAGTGCAGCATAAGACTTAGCCATATCTTCTGGAGTCTTAAACTTCTCTGGTAACCACTCAGGCCGTTCATCCGTAGAGGACTCTTGGTTGTCTGGGGTCTGGGGGGAATCACCTTCGGATTTAGCTACCATTGCATCAATATGCTCTTGGCTATCTTCACCTTCACCTTGGATGATATTTACAGAATCTACCATTATGTTTGTTCAGTTCCTTGTTGTGCTGTCATTTGCTCTTTCATAGCATCAAAGGCTTGAGGGGCTAACTGTTGTCCAGTTTGCATCATCATTGCTTGCTGTTCTTCTTGTTGCATCTGTTCTTCAGATTTAATAAGTCCACCCATGTCCATGCCCAATGAAGTACCCACGCGAGTGATGTAATCACCTACGTTCATGTACTTCTGAATTGCTTCTGGGCCTAGAGGTTGAAGATGGTCGAGCATTGCAGCTAATTTGTTTAAGTCATGGCCTCGCCCGAGGGCTTCAAGTCCAGTAACGATTGTTGGAGACACCACACCCTTTGGCAATTGCGGAACTTTCTTCTGCTTTTGCATTTGTAGTAAGAGGCGGTTAACTAAGGGGAGTTGAAATTCTTGGCTCAGGATAGAGTAGATACCACCAAGGGCATCTTCTAGCTCCGAAGCCATGTATCGGATTTCTTCAGCAGTCACTCGTTCAGCATTACGCTGGACTGATGAGTTCATTAAGAAAGCAAAAGATAATCGTTCTTTAATTTCTTGTGCTGTTTGAAAAGCTATCTGCATATCGCCAGATTTCTGGACTTGCAGTGTGCTTACATCATTTGCATCGCCTTCTCGGATAGCCCCGTTTGGAGCTTCTGCTAAAACTCTCGCACGTGTTGTTCCATTGGGTCTTACTAAAAATAAAACCTTAGCAGATGCAGCAGCAGCCTCAACGATAGCTTGAGTTAAAGTCTCAAGGGAGTTTAGGTCACCTTGATATTCTTCCACATACCCACGTCCATAAGATTCACCATCAATACGACTTAGCCTTAATGGAATCCAAGGGGATTTATCTATTGGGTAAGTACCATCTGAATCAGGCACTGGAATACCAGCCACTTCTTGTGACACATTCCATTTACCATCTCTGCGCACAATGTGAGTAAATAAAGAAACAGGTTCGTCATTGCTTGTGTCTTCTGTGTCAGATGATTCTAGCAAGTCTCGTATTTCTATAGGCAAAGCACTGGGTGATACATCTTCTTTGGTTACGATTTCTAGCGCATTACCCATAGGGTCACGCTTGAGTACGTACCTGTCCATGTGGAAAACTCTCATGCCACCTTTATCAGGCTGAAAGAGAAGGACGTTACCTGCAACTAGCAGATGTTTAATAGCTTCAAATGCAGCAATGCGAGTTGAAGAAGCTTCAATCTCTGACATTACAGCACGTTCAATTTTGGAGAGAGCTTCTTCAACTTCGGCTCTTGCCCCCTCTTCTTGGGCTAACTCTTGTAACTTAAAATCGTCCACAGTTAAGCGAAAGAATGGTGAGTTTGGAGGTAGTAATGCCAGCAACATTTTAGAAGATAAATTATTAACACCACGTGCGCCAATACCTTGGAACGGAGTGTATAACTTTGAATGTGCTGAATGCCCATCAGGGGGAAGCAGAGAAGGAATGGTTAACTTACTTGCATCTCTAGCTCGGTCAAGAAAAGGTTGACGGGCTGACTCCAAACGCTCATAGCGTTGGCGTATAGCTGTCATATAATGTTACTTCTTTGGGATGTTAATGCCAGTAGGAGTAGTGCCACCTACTTGGGAATCAATCCTCAAGCTGGATGTCCCTTTCTTCTTCTTGTTGGTCTGTGAACGCTTGTTGTCAACATCACCATTCTCACCAATGCGAGGGGCTGTTGGTGCAAGGTCTGCTGGCGGTGGACTTGGTGGGGGTGGCGTAGGGGCTGGTGCTGGTGTGGATGAGCCAAAACACATAAATTTACTCCGTGTCGGGATTAGTTTGTACGTCAGTGACGTGTTCTAGGAAAGTAATGAGGGAATACATTCCTCGCACACTTTGAATTTCAATTGGTGATTGTTCTAGCGTTCTTTCATTGATGGGAAAGAATTCCCGAAGAGCGTTAGTTAGCTCCACGGATACGGGTGGGAACTTGTCAATAGTCATTTAGCTTCCTTATGGTACAACTTTAATTATTAGTGAGGTTTCAAAGGGGTAAGGTCTTATGATTTATAATAAAAGTGGAATGTGACTAAGGTATGACTATGCCTACCAACCCCATGAGTCGCCAACCATTCCATCTGCTGAATAATCAGTGACACGTCCTTCAAAGAAATTTTTGAATGAGTCTCCATTGAGAACCCAATCTAGCCAAGGCAATGGGTTTTCTTCAATGTCCCAATTAGGCTTTAAGCCAAGATTAGTTAAACGTCTATCTGCGATATAGCGTATATATTTTTTAACCTCGTCCGAAGTGATACCTTCCATAGCACCCATTTCAAACGCCAAATCAATAACCTTGTCCTCAAGCTGCACAGCAGTTCGGTACATTTCGTAGATAGATAATTTAAATTCATCAGTCACAACCTCTGGATTTTCGTTGATGTAAACACGAAACAATTCAGTCATACCTGCAACATGGATTGTCTCATCACGGATGCTCCATTCCACGATTTCGCACATCCCTTTAAGCTTTCCAAAACGCTGGAAGTTAAGGAGCATGACGAAGGCAGAGAACAGGGACATGCCCTCATTACACACAGTCTGGGCAATGGACTTAGCTAGACCTTGTTTAGTGTCTGGGTCAAAGGTTTGCATAAACTCAAGCTTCTCAGCCATTGCCTTGTATTCAAGAAAGGCTGTGTACTCAGACTCTGGGAATCCAAGTGTGTCGTTGAGTAATGCATAAGAACGCATGTGGATTGTCTCTCGCTGGGCAAAGGACAACATCATCATTCTTGCCTCATTGTTCTTAATACGAGGTAAGAAGACATCCACATAGCTGCCTCCAACTATCACATCAGATTGTGTGAAGAGCCGGAGTATTTGGGTAATGAAGTTTTTCTCAGGTGCAGAAATCTTGCCAGACTTCCACTGAGTGACATCTTC